TCTCATCTCATCGAGGAGAACGCCCTGCGCCATGTTGGAATGGTTCATAAGGGTGCGGGAAATCTTAATCATCTTCGCCATGCGGTTCGGCTTGAACTCACGCATACCGAAAGCGATTGTCTGCTCTGCGGGAGCGGCGGCAACTTCGCCGACCCACTCGGCATCAGTGGCACGAGCAGTCATCTGCGGGAATCCGAGAGACTGGCTTGCGCCGATTGTTCCGACGTTACGGGCAAGGGAACGGAAAATCATCTCTGCATCGAGTTCCTTAATGAGTTCCTCTCTGAACTCCATCGGGGCAGAAAGATATCCAGCCTGTGAGTTAACGCCGAGTTGATAAGCAACGAAGTCATTGTAAATCTTAATGTCCTCGTTCTTACCAGCGATTGCCTTGTTAAAGAGTTCCATTGCCTTGTTAGCGACAGGCTTATCCTCTGCGGGGGCTGTCTCGCCAATGGCACGCTCTCTCTCAAGTTGCTTTTCCTCAACCGCAATTTTATTGGTGAGGTCATCGAACTTCGCTTCAAGGTTGCCAAAGGTTTCCTTGTCAGTTCCGTCCATCTCTTTGCCGTCATACTTATCCATCAGACTGCGGATGGAAGCAGTAACTTCGGCACGTTCCTGTTTGAGTTCGTACAGTGTCATGTGTTTTACCCTTTCGTTAAGATTTTTTCTCTGATACGATTAAACTCTTTGCGCTGTTCCTCTAGGGCATCAGCAATTTCCTGTTCTACAGGAGTTTCTATTTCCTCAACAGGCTCGCTTTCGCCCCTGTTGTTAAGGTCTGTTACGTTCGTGAATATATAATCGCTGGTAACGTTTGTCGTGACGTAATTGCTACCGTTAACGCCAACGTAGTCTATTGTTCCGTCCCCATTTATTATGATTGAGGGCGTGATGTGTTCTTCCCAACTTCCACTGGATACCAATCCAACGGTGTCGGGTACGTTGTGATAGCGGTTAAAGTATTTGGCATCAAGGGACGCCGCCATCTTCACGGAATCCTCCACCTGCGTGGCAAAACCTTTCTCAACGGCTTCCGTTCCCGTGAACCATGTCTCGTTAAGCATCATGTCGGCTATCTCATCTCTGTCCAGCCCTGTCCGCTTAACGTAGGTGTCCACCAGCAGACCGTCCACTTTCTCAAGTTCGTCTGCCATCTTGCGGAGTTCTTCCTTGTTGCCAGCCATGTACGCCCAAGCGTTATGAATCATCATCATGGAGTTGGCTGGCATGATGATTTCATCACCCGCCATAGCGATAAGAGACGCTATGGAAGCGGCAAGACCGTCAATGTAGACGGTCTTTTTTGCTTTATGCCTAACGAGCATATTGTAGATTGTATAGCCAGCGAACACGTCACCGCCTCCGCTGTTCAGATAAATCTCGATATTCTTGACGTCTCCCATCGCATCGAGGTCAGCCTTGAACTGTTTAGGGGTAATCTCGTCTCCCCACCACGATACATCGGAGATGTCGCCGTACATCGTTATCTGTCCGATGTCCTCGTCCTTAACGGACATATTCCAAAATTTACTCATTCTTGTCTTGTCTCCTTTGAGGTTGAGGTTGCGTCTGCTGTTGTGACTGCTGTTGCTGTGCAGACTTCGGCTTGTTCTCCTTTGCGGATTCAAGCGGGAGCATATTGCCGTTGATGAATACGACATCGCCATCTTCGCCGAGGGAGTTGTAATCTTCCAGTTCTCTTATCTCGTTAGCGGACAGCCAGCCGTTCTGACGAGCGGACGCATAGAACGCCGTCCTAGCGGCGGTATCGCCACGGAGCAAAGAGTTTGTATTGAACTTAAAGAAGTAATGCTTCTTTTCTCTGCTGGTTAGCAAGTCCTTGCGGAGCATCTGCTCCGTCCTAACGGACATCGGGTTAACGAAGTCCCTAACAAATTCCAGCGACTGCTGCTCGATGTTGGAGAACGTTGCGTGTTCAAGGTCGAAGCAGAGGTGCGGGGGTATGCCGAAGATTCGGCAAATCTCGGACACCGCAAACTTACGGCTCTCCAGCAACTGCTGATGTTCTAGGTCTGTATCCCAACGGTTCGCTTTTGCTCCTTGTTCAAGGAACAGCCACTTACCAGCATTTTGCACCCCAGCGTAATTCTTAAGGAAGTCATCTTTAAAGCGTTCATACGCCTTGTCCGACATTGTGCCGGGGTACTCCACGAAACCGCCGGGGTTAACGCCGCCAAACGCTTTGTTGGCGTATGCGCTCATGTCGTTAGCCAAGCCTAAAACCTTTGCGGCTAGGAAGATTGGGTTTTCGGGGAGCAGTTCGGACGAGAAGCGGAAGTTAGGCTGATACATGAAGTCGCCTTCATGCAGTATGTCTATTATGTCCTGCTCCTTGCCGTCACCATAAACGTAAATGTATCTCTCCCCGTTCTCCAAATTTATCGTGACGTTAGAACAACGGTTGGACGGTATGTTCCATAACTCTGTAATAAACCCGTTGCGGTCACGAACTATCTTGGCAAACGCACCTTTGGTAAGCATGAGGTTGGCGAACCACATCTGCCAAAATTCCCACGCCGTAGTGTAGGGATTGGGCTGATAGTGAATGAGGTCGTACAACCTATGCTCATTTGCTCTTTCTTTCCCGCTCTCGACTTCTCGATACATATGTAACGGGAGGGTAGCCATCGTCTCCGAGCCTAACGCCACGCATCTGAATACCGCCGCTATCTGTAGGGCAGTAATCTCGTCCGTAACAACGCCGTGTCCGCTTAAATAATTTGACCATCCCGAATCATTCCAAACGGCTGGCATCGGATTAACGCTGTCAAGAAGTTCTTTGTACTTCTTGTTAGTGAGTATCTTCATATAACTCGCAATCCTCGTGTCTCATAAATGCTTGTCTGCGATTCCAGTTTAAGCGCACCCGCCATTGCGTTAATAAGGGCTACCATCGGGTCGATACGCTCAATCGCCTTTGATTTCATCGGTTTCATGTTTTCGTTGCCGTCTGTCGCCACTCTGACGTTACCGAACGTCCAACGTCCCAACGGGTCAGCCAAGTGCGTTATCTCCTCTGCACGGAACAGACGTTCCAGTTCCTGCATGGACACCGACATTCCCGCCATCGTCTGCGGAATCTCAATAAATCTGTCCTGTATATCTTCGGGCAACAACTGTCTTAAGTATTCTATGCGCCACTTGTCACAGCAGAACCACATCACCTTGTACTGTGAACACAACTGTTCAATCATTCGGGCAATGTATCCGTAGTCAACAACGTCTCCCACCGTAGCGTGACACCAACCGCTGTCAACCCACGTTGGGAACGGCACTTTATCCCGCCGTTCTCGCTCTTTCATGTTCTCGGCAGGAATGAACGTTTCAAATTTGAACCGCCAGTCAGAGTGTTTATCCCTCGGCGGGAATAATAGGGCTAACGCCGTCAAGTCCGTGGTGGTTGAGAGGTCTATGCCGCAATAACATTCCTCGCCGACCAGTTCAGAATCGCCCCATTCGCCGATTGTTCTGTCCCAAAGGTATATCGGCATCCATCCAACGTTCTTTAAAGACACCCATTGGTTAAGCCGTAGCCACCTAAAATTGAGTTCTTCGGCTTCAGAGTTCATTGCCGACAACGCCTGTTGTCTGACTCTCTCGACATCAATCGTCTCGCCTAACGAGGGATTGACTTGATACCATAGGTTTTCATCCCAAATATCACCGTCAAAATCGGGGTCAACACCCCAAATTTTGCAGTACCAACGGGGGTCTTTTGCCTCGCCAGCGATGATTTTCCGTGCTTTTTCGTGGATTTCCCACCCAATACTGGTGCGATTCACGTCATTTCCCGCAGTAGTGATAACAAAGAACAGCGGCTCGTCCCTTGCGTCACCCGAACCCGTGGTCATAACATCCCACAGGTCACGGTTGGGCTGTGCGTGCAACTCATCGAATATGCAACACGACACGTTAAGCCCGTGCTTGGTAAAAGCCTCTGCTGAAACGACTTTATATACTGAACCGCTAACCTTGTCGGTCATCTGCTTCAATGAAGCCTGTGCCTTTGTCCTTTTCGTTAGGGCAGGAGACTGCTTCATCATGTCGTAAGCGACATCAAATACCAGTGAAGCCTGTGAACGGTCAGAGGCGCATGAGTAAATCTCGCCGTTAGCCTCTCCGTCACCGTAAGTCATCAGCAACGCTATTGCCGCCGCCAGTTCCGACTTGCCGTTCTTCTTCGGTATCTCTAAATAAACGTATTGGTACTGTCTCCGACCATTCTCGTCCACAGTACCAAACACGTCTTTAATTATTTCATACTGCCACGGCAGTAATTTAAACGGTACGCCAGCCCACTTGCCTTTCGTATGTTTAAGATTCTGAATGAAGTCGATGGCGTACATAGCACGCTTATTATCGAACATCAGCCAAACTTACCTTTCTGCAAGAGAGCGGACATCGGGTCATCTTCCAGTTCTTTCTTCGCCTTTGCCGTTCCGATTCTTGCACGACCAACGGGGGACAGGGCTAACTGCTCACCGTACTTGGCGATGTTAAGTCCCTCTCTGTCCATAATCTTAATCCACGGATTCTCACGGCGTTCACCCTTTTTATCCGTGTAATACAGTTCGCCCGTCTGCCACATCTTTTGGGCTTCAATAAAAACGGCTCTGCTCTCGCAATAAGCGGCGAGCAAGCCGAGGTCAAGGTCGTTAAGTATGCTGATGTTGAGTTCCCTATAGAGTTTAACCAGCCGTCTCCATTCTTTCTTTGCCTCTTTGGACAATTCCTTTGGCGGTTTTAACTCATCAGAGCAACCAGTAGGCTCGTTAGCGGCTCTCGCCTCTAACTGCTCCTTTGTTCTGCGGTCTGTCTTGTTATCGAGTACCCCAATCGGTACAGGCTTTCTACCCATTATAACCCCTTACCCAAGTCGTTATCGCCTCGGATGGACGTTGCTCCCTTAACGGAGTTGCAATGGATACACGCTGGTTGATGATTATTGGTGTCCCAAAACAGTGGGTCGTTAGCGTCTTTAGGGGGAATAATGTGGTCTACGCACTCGGCGTAAATCGTGCAACCCTGTAAATGTAAAGCGCAAAAGGTGTGTTCGGGCTGATTAAGATACCATTTGGAATATTTACGCCAACGTGTGTTGTAACCACGTTCGTAAGCCGAGCCACGCCTGTGTCCATCTTTGCGTTTTTTCTTTGCTTCTTCTTCGGCTATTGCGTCCGCTTGATGCAATTCACAATAACCGCTTTTAACTAAATTACGGCAACCAGTATGCTTACAAAACTTGAGCATACCCATTGCCGTTACCCCTCTTGATGCTATTCCACAGTAACAATATAGCACAAAAGCGTTACCCCGTTTTCACCGATTTTTACGAGTTGTGAAAAACTCCCTTTTTATAGTGTCCGAAGCCCTCTTTTTTGTGTTCAAAAGCGAAATTTTTTCACGCCGAGG